GAGTATCTAACTGAATGCGCAGAAGCTATTCGTAACAGGATGAAAAAATGACAGAATCCGACGAAGAAAAAGCATTACGCATGCTGATGCGCTTGGATCCTATTATTCAAAAGCATTTGGACAAAGTGGTGCGCGACCACGGGGTCATCTTCGCTATGTGCATCATTACCAATGTTGCGACCGCACTGCTGGCGACCGCGGTAGTCGTACATGAAGAAAATGGCATGAACACCGAAACGTTTATGACCATCGCGCTGCAAAGCTTGCGAGACAAGTACAGACAATCGAAATCACAAATCGAAACGCACAACCTGCTCGATAGGCTAATGAAATCAGTACCAGGCTCGCATCAAAACAACAATCCGACGAAACACTGAACTAAAACTCTAATTTTTTGTTATAGTTCTAATCACCCACAACACAAGGACTAATCATGGAAGACTTTAAAACAATGGCAGAGGTCGCAATTCAGGGCGTGGAAGACGCGCGTAAACACTTGGTGTATTGCGATTACATAGCGTATTTGATTCAAAACAATTTGAAGTGTGAAGATTTAAAAGACATGGCACTGCTGGCAAGCGTAGGCACCGCCCAGATGGATATGGATGCCGATGGATCGTTTCGCTCAACCAAACGCACAATTGGCGTCACTGATCGTCAAGGTAAGAAATACACAATCACCGTGGAGGCAGTATGACTAAGCAAGAGATCGATAAGATGATGCGCAAAGGGCACGAGCCTCTGTGGAAAAACATTCTGGGGGCGATTGGTTTTGCACTATGCATGATCTCGCTGATGTTCATGCCCGAGCTCGATTACAAATCACAATACAACTGCGAGCTGGCAGAAATTTCACCAGACTTCACCCCACGCATGCGCGCAGAGTGCCGTTGGAAACGTTTCCACGAGGAAAATCATGGTAACCAAAAGTAAAGCGCCAGTGAAAGCCACTAAGGTCGTGACAACCCCATCAAAACCGCCCAAAACACGCATGGCGCGCGCAATAGAGCCAAAGGTAGACGAACCTACGTACCATATGCCTGTAGAGGTCAGAGACTGGATAGAACGCACCACAAGCATGATGAACCACCAAAAGGGTGAAATCGCAAGACTTAAGCAAGAGAACAAAGAGCTCAAAGCATATAAAGCATGGGCAACCCATAGGATTTTACGCAGTGACCAGGAGGAGTGATGAATAAAAATGTTTCATCCGAAATAGAAAAGGGAATCACCGAGATCGATACGATCATGAACGGAGCCATGCAAGACGCAGTAACGTATGGCGTTGGATTAGTGAGAATTACAACAAGCTCGGACGGCATGATTATTGGACGGGTAACACCAGAGGAGTATCCAATTCTCAAAGAATGGATTGATACGATACTGGAATCGGACCCACAATTCACAAAATCCTGATCTGAAGTTACACTATGCCCGATGCGCTGAAAAGATCGCGCGAAAAGGGCATAGATTATGACCACACAGAAAGACAAAATACCATTACCAACAGGTAGACCAAGTACATATGATCCAGTAATCGCACGAAAGATGTGCGAACAACTATCAGATGGAATCCCATTAAGACAAATATGCAGACAAGAGGGATTCCCCGCATGGAGAACTGTGTACGATTGGATGAGAAAAGACGCAGACCTTTCCACAGCAATCGCGTGTGCGCGTGAAATTGGTCAGGACGCTATAGCAGAGGATATTTACCAGCTAATTGAGCAGCCGCCAGAGCGTATAGAAGATGAAAAAGGCTACAGCCGCATTGATAATGGTCATGTGCAATGGGTAAAGATGCAAAGCGAGATTAAGCTAAAGCTTTTGGCTAAATGGAATCCCAAGCGCTATGGCGATCGCGTAACTCACTCTGGTGATGATCAAAACCCAGTGGTTGTCGAGCAAAACGTCTCAGTGTTTGGTGAGCTCCTCAAGGCCCTGAAGATGGCGCGCCAGGCGGAATGAGTGCATTAACTGCCGTACTGGATGATGAGGAGGCTCTGCGCGAAGAGTTTATGAGACTCACTCCAGTGCAGCAGGCGGTCGTTAACTGGCAGATCAAATGGTACAAGACCGCGCACAAGCACCAGATTGAGCCCCTTGGCTCATGGAATATATGGTTGATGTTAGCAGGCCGCGGCAGTGGCAAAACGAGAGCTGCAGCGGAAACGCTTTCAATGTGGGCGTGGGAACAACCCGCAACAAGATGGCTGGTCGCCGCCCCCACCAGTGGTGACATCCGCGGCACCTGCTTTGAGGGTGATTCAGGGCTACTGTCGGTCATCCCGCCAATACTTGTATCCGACTATAATAAATCCCTGCATGAGATAAAGTTGACCAACGGCAGCTTTATAAAAGGTATTCCAGCCTCAGAAAGCGATCGGTACCGCGGCGGACAATGGCATGGTGCCTGGCTTGATGAGTTGGCTGCGTGGGACTACATCCAAGACTCGTGGGATCAAATCCAGTTTGCCGTGCGGCTAGGTAAGCACACGCGCATCATTGTGACCACCACGCCCCGACCCAAGCCCCTGATCATGGATTTGGTTTCCAGAGAAGGTGACGACGTAGTCATTACTAAGGCGTCGACCTACTCTAATATAGCCAACCTCGCGCCATCATTCCAAAAGCAGATCCTGCAGTACGAGTCGACTAGGCTCGGCGACCAAGAGATCCATGGGCTGATCATCGATGCCGAGCAATACGGTATTGTGAAGCGCGATTGGTTTAGGTTGTGGCCCAACTCCAAGCCATTCCCCAAGCTCGAGTTCATCATCCAGAGCTATGACTGTGCCACGTCAGACAAGACGATCAATGATCCCACTGGAAGCATTTCCATGGCTTGCTTCAAGCCCGAGGATGGCGGTATGTCCGTCATGATCTTGGATTGCTGGCAAGAGCACTTGCAATATCCTGACTTGCGCCCAAAGGTAATCAATGAGTATGAGGTGGTGTATGGCGAGGGTAAGACACGCAAGCTTGTGGATCTGATCTTGGTTGAAGACAAAAGCGCAGGGATCTCGCTCATTCAAGACTTGCAGCGCGCGCACTTACCAGTGCATGCCTATAACCCCGGCAAAGCGGACAAGCTACAGCGCCTGTCGATCGTGGCGAACATCATCAAGGCAGGGCGCGTCTGGGTGCCAGAGAGCTCAAACCGCCCAGGCTTCGTGCGTGACTGGGCTGAAGGGATGGTGAGCCAGATCTGTGCCTTTCCTGAGACAACGCATGACGAGTTCGTGGATTGCATCAGCCAAGGGCTGCGGTACCTGCGCGATGCCGGGTGGATATCGATCGACGCACCACCGCGCGAAGAGATTGAGCAAGAGGATATTACGGACGCTGAGATCTTTAACTCGAGGGCTCGCGTCAACCCTTATGCTGTTTAACTTGGAAACGTTTCCACTTCAAAGAGACTGGAAACGTTTCCACTTTGGAGGCAATGATGAGCAACGAGGTCTTATTCAATGGTGTCTACAATGGAAGTGTCCAAATGGTTAGGAACATCGACGGGGTCAGAATCACCACGGGAGACGATCGGTTTGAGATCAACGTGCTGCCTCACACGGAAATCTGGGAGCAAACCGTTGTCCAACAGCTTAGGATATGGGTCAGAGATCGCAAAGCCAAAGAGGACTTGCGTGAGCCTAGCAATCTGCCAGGGTGATGGTCGTTGCGACGATTGTAAATGGATAGGATAATGACAAGATGAAAAAGCCAACTATTGCACAGATGCGCGATGATGTCGCCCATCATAAGCCTTACGCCAAAGGCGGGAAGGTATCGCTATTGCGCAAACATGGATTGCCTACTAGCAGCATTGAAGATGCCCAACGGAAGCTGGGTGAAGGGCATCTAGTATTTGTAGCGCACGAGCAAGACGAGCGCCCTCGAGAGGTCAGATCGGTGTCAGAGTTTGAAGGGTACGCACCTGATCAGATCTACACGGTTCATCCCCAGCACTTCATGCAAAAGAAAGCCGATGGTGGCAACGTACAAGGACAGACCATGGATCAACCATTGTTATCGCAATATCGCATGGAAGTCGCAAAGCATGCCAACCCTGATGTGATGGATGACATTGGTGTGGAAGAAGCCTTGGATATGCATCCAAAGGTATTCATGAATCCCAATGCGAGCAAGTCAGGCATGCCAGATGTTGGTGGCGTGGCTACTTCGGGTGGATTGCCTATTGGTGGCGTAGATCAAAACGCACAACAGCCTGGTCAACAGTTGACAGCTCCGCCCCCAACACAGGGTGGATTACCAACACAGCAGCCGCAACAAGGTCAGCAGCCACAAGCTGGTGAACCGATTGCACCTGCACCACAGATCATGCCGGGTGGAGCTCCAACTGGAGCCACGGGTGGAGCACCAACGGGCGCACCACCCAACTTGTTGTCAATGACGCCACAAGGTCAGAAGATGCAAGCCATGGGGTTGTCTTCACCATTGGCACCATCGAACGCGCCTGCAGGCATGGCTAAAGGTGGTGCAGTAGAAGATGAGTCAACGCGGATTACGATTCCTGCTGAAGGCTTCGGTGGCGTCAAAGGAATTACGGTTCCTCGGCACATGTGGGAAGGTAAGACATATGGCGGGACTGGCCCGAAGCAGGGCGAGAAAGTCGAAGGCATGCGTGATCTAAACGAAGCGCGCGCAGAAGTGTATGGCGGTGAGCACCGCCCCCCGCTGACTATCGGTCAGGTTGGATCTCTGCACAAGAAGATCCTAAACCATCATTTTGGTTTGCCCATCCACGAACAGACCGCAAACGAAGAGGCTGCACTGGAGCGCCTGCGCAAGGCAAAGCATATTGGCTCAAACGCTGACACGTTAGATACTAGCGAAAAGCTTGATACAGTCAAGCACGAGCACGACGAAGAAGGTAGAACCTATGAGGGGTTTGCGTCAAAAGGCGTGGCTGGGCATTCGTTGTATACGTCTGGGCATGGAAATGATTCCAAACATTATGCAATTAATACCTGCCCAGGCGCGACAGTCGGGTGCTCGGGTGGTGTGGATAAGAATGGAATCGTTGATACAAGCAAGGGTACTTGTTTCGCACCCAATTCAGAGCAACGGTATGTGAATGCCGCGGTACGGCGCGCAGCACATGAGCAAGCCAAGCATGATCCCAAGATGACCGAGGACTGGATTTTGGCGCACACAGGATCATTGCGTAAGGTATCGAATGATTTAGATAAGAAAAACATCAGGACATTGTTTCGCCCCAACGTGGTGGATGAGACAGACGTATCATCGCGCCATGTAATTAAAGGATTGAATGATCAGCGTGAAGCCGAGGGTAAGCCCATCATTGTGGTAAACTCATACGGCAAGACCAATGAGTTGCATGATCCTGAGAATGGGTACTATGTGACGCATTCCAACATCGGGCCAAAGACTAAACAAGGCAAGTCGATCAGTGAGAACATCGACCGCGATAAGCAGCGCGTACGATCAACCATTACCGCACAGAATGCTTCTGGCAAAGACTTTGTAAACGAGCAAGGAAACAAAACGCCGCCCAAGGGTTCGTACATGTTGACCAACGTGCGCCGCGATTCGCCTGAAGATGAGGCAATGCAGAAGCACATCAAATATGCCAAGTATTGGTCTACAGGTCGCCCAGTGGAAGAGCTGAGTAAAGAAGAGAAGGCTGAGGGCGACGAAGCGCATTATGGTGCCGATCATGAGCCGACAACAAAAGCAAAAGGTCACTATGGTCATCGCGTACATAAAGGGCAACGATACGAGTACCAAAAGCAACACATTTTGCATCCACGTTTAGTAAACGTGCCTGAGCGCAAACTGAACAAAGAGACTGGTGAAACTGAAACTGTTGAGCACATGATCCCAACGGATTCACGGTTTAAAGACGAGGATTTCTTACCTAAAGACAGGTTTGTCACGCGCAACGGTAAGTTGGCTGGTGCGATATTGATGACTACACCTACAAAATCAACGCCAATATTCCAACATCACACGTCTTTCACTCACCATGTTGGCCCTGAGCAAATAGCTCACGCCAAGAAAAATAAAGGCGAGTATGAGATTGACGCACCTGAAGTTCAGGTTGCTGCTGCTGGTAAAGAATACGTACCACCAGAGCCAATCAAGATCGTGCGTAAAGCCGACGGTGGATCGATTCATCACCATCATTTAAGTGAAGATCACATGGCATTCCCCGAGCAAAGTTTCCATGCGCAAGAGCACAACGCGCATAAGATTGGAATCGAATCCATCGAAGATATGCCTGAGCATGTGATTAAGAAACACTACAAATCGCACATAACAGAATATCCTGCGTACAAACCCCCAACGACTGTGGATACGATGCGCATTGAATTGATGTCAAAAGGAAAGGGTAAATAATGGCAGACGATCTCGATATCCAAGAACAAGAAGATGGGTCTGCGCTGGTGGACATGCCGGACATTGAAACGGAAGAGCAGCCAGACGGGTCGGCTATTGTTGAGTTGGATGATGGGCCTGAATTCAATCCTGAGTTCTACGACAATCTGGCTGATACGGTGGATCTCAACACCATGTCAGACATGGTTGTGCGCTATCTTGATTTATTAGAGAGCGACAAAGAAGCGCGCGAGCTGCGCGATAAGCAGTATGAAGAGGGCATTAAACGTACTGGCATGGGAAATGATGCGCCTGGTGGTGCAACCTTTATGGGTGCGTCAAAGGTAGTCCATCCTGCTATGGCTGAAGGTTGCGTAGATTTTGCGGCAAGAGCAATTAAAGAGCTCTTTCCACCCGATGGGCCAGTTAAGTCAAAGATCATTGGTAAACAAGACGATCAAAAAGTAGCAATCGCTGAACGTAAAACAGAGTTCTTAAATTGGCAGATTACTGAACAGATTGAAGAGTTTAGGGACGAAGAAGAGCAACTTCTAACCCAGTTGCCTCTAGGCGGCTCGCAGTACATGAAACTTTGGTATGACGAGAACAAGAAGCGCCCATGCATTGAGTTTTTGCCAATTGACCGGGTGATTTTGCCTTTTGCTGCAACCAATTTCTACACGGCTCAACGCGCAGCTGAGATCCACGAGATTACCGAATATGAGTTTGATCGTCGAATTAAGTCTGGGATGTACCGTGATATCAACTACATCCATGCAACGGAATCACTAAACGAAGGCAAGGTCGCGAAGGCGAACAACAAGATTGAGGGTAAAGTCTTTGAAGAAAACAAAGATGGAATCCGTACCGTTTATCACATCTACACTTGGCTCGAGTTAGAAGAGGACAAAAAGACTCGCGGAAAAAGCGCCCCCTATATCTTGATGATTGACGTATTAGATCGAGAAGTAGTTGGGTTGTACCGCAATTGGGAAGAGCATGATGAAACCATGACCAAACTTGATTGGGTTGTGGAGTTTAAATTTATCCCTTGGCGAGGTGCGTATGCAATTGGTCTACCTCACTTGATCGGTGGTTTGTCTGCCGCTCTTACTGGCTCTTTGCGCGCTTTATTGGATAGTGCTCATATCAATAACGCCGCTACTATGCTTAAGCTCAAGGGTGCAAAGATATCTGGGCAATCGCAACAAGTTGATGTCACCCAAATTGTAGAGATCGAAGGCGCGCCTGGCGTACAAGATATTCGCCAGATTGCAATGCCTATGCCTTTTAATCCACCAAGCCAAGTGCTATTTGAGCTCTTAGGCTTCTTGGATAAGGCTACAAAGAGCGTTGTGACCACGGCTGAAGAGAAGATAGCAGACGTGTCGGCAAACTCGCCTGTAGGCACCACACAGGCTTTAATTGAGCAGGGCTCGCAGGTTTATTCATCTATCCATGCGCGCCTGCATGCAAGCCAAGCTCGAGTATTAAAAATTCTTTGTCGTTTGAATCGTTGGTATTTTGACGATATGCAAAAAAGCGACGTTGTGACAGATTTAGAAGTCACGCGTGAAGACTTTGCAAAGAATACGGATGTGGAACCAGTATCTGATCCCCATATCTTTTCTGAGACGCAGCGCATGGCGCAATCTCAGGCAGTGTTGCAATTGGCAACACAATTCCCTGATCAGTTCAAGATGGGCAAAGTCATCTCAAGATTGCTTAAGCAAATGAAGGTGCCTAACATCAACGACATCATGAATGACGTACCAGCGCCAGAGCAACGCACGTCCGCGGATGAAAACGCTGCCATGTTGATTGGTCAAGCAGCGTATGCATATATCCAACAAGATCAAATTGCGCACATTCAAGATCATTTGCAATTTGCGATGAATCCATTCTTAGGGCAATCGCCATTTGCAGATCCTAACTACTTGAACAATTTGATTGAGCATTTGAAGCAACACATGACGTTGTGGTATTTGAACCGTTCTAATGGATACGTTGAAGATGCGACTGGCAAACCGATTGATGATTACGACAATCCGAATTACACGCCGGAGATTGATAAAGTATTTACGACCGTTGGCGCGCACGTAATGATGGATGTGAATGAAGTCTTTGGTTCATTTGCACCATCGTTCCAAAAACTTATTCAAATGGCACAACAACGTAGCCAGCCTCAGCCACCACCTATGCCACCAGAAGCCCAAGTGGTATTGCAAACAAGTCAGGCTGAAACACAACGTAAAGCACAGAAAGATCAAGCAGATGTGCAATTGGCTCAAGCAAAATTGGAAACGGATTCCAAAAAATCTTTGGTCGATAACCAAACCAAAATTGCTATTGAGAATGCAAAGTTAACGCATGAGACGATCCAGCAGATTGCTCAAGCTCAACCACAGGTTCCACCTGTAAACCCCGCGGCACCTGCCGCACCACAACAAGGAGCTCCAAATGGCAACATCGGATAAAGAACAACAAGGTATTGACGTTAAATACCACACTCGTTTAGCTCAAGGTGCAAAGCTTGACGGTACAAGTTTGCAAGCAAAGGGCGGCAAAGAGCATTCTGAGTCAAAGAAAATGGGTGGTTTAGCCCATCATTCTGGCAAGAAAAGTAAATGATCGAACAACTCATTCATAGAATGAAAATTCGACAAGCAGAGTTACAGGTAGCCCTTGCACAAGGGACGCCTATGACGTGGGATGCGTACCAAAGGATGGTTGGTGAGTATCAAGGCATCCAGTTTGTTTTTGACACCATCGACAATATGTTGGACGAGGAAGAGAGTAAAACTTAATCCTGCGCTGCAAAGCGCGTTTATGCACCTGAGATATGGTGTTGGAGATTTAAATGTCAGAGTACTTAGCAAAAGAACCCATTCAAGTAATGGATAGCAAATCAGATATGCCCGACCCAAAAAAATTGGCTTGGGCATTTCCTGAAGTATCACCGGGTCAACGCCCATATGGTGGTCGAGTCTTAGTGCAGCTATTACGCACCGCGGACACAGTGAGTGACATCATTCACATCGTTAAAGAAACCAAAGAAAATGAGAAGTGGAACAACCAGGTTGGCAAGTTAATTGCAATCGGGCCACTCGCATTTCGTAATCGCGACACGATGGAGCCATGGAAAGAAGGTGCCTGGGCGAAAATCGGTGATTACGTTCGTGTTCCTAGATGGGGTGGTGATCGATGGGAGCGTTTAGCACCCGGCGAAAAAGAAGGTAACCCTGTTTTATTCGCCATGTTTAATGATCACGAGTTGATCTCAGAGATTACTGACAATCCTCTGTCGTTCAATACATTCTTAGGAGTTAAACGTGGCTGATACCGATAAAGAATTAGAAGTTATTGAGTCGCAAGATGGCTCTGCCGTAGTTGAAATGCCAGACAACATGCTAATTGAAGAAGAAAACGAAGAGCAAAATGGGTTTGAGCGCGCCAAAGACGGTGGTGAGGTGTCTGCAGATGGTGATAACGACCATCCTGATGACAATGAAGAAGTGCGCGCGGCTAAACGTAATCGTCGGCGCGCAAAAAAAGATTTAATTCGTAAGACAAATCAAGAAAAAGACGTTCGTTTGCAGCAATTACAACGCGAAAACGAAGAGTTTAGGCGTCGTTTGAGTGATGTCGAACGTGAAGGTAAAAATCAACAAATCCATCGTGTTGATCGTGCAATTGATGATGCTCAGACCAAGCTTGATTGGGCAAAAATGAAGGTTGCCGAGGCTGCACAAAACCAAGATGGTAATGGTCTTGTGGAAGCACAAACCATTTGGCAAGCTGCACAAGACGAAATTCGTCAATTAAAACAATTGCGCAATCAAGCCGATCGTGAATTGAAACAACCCGCGCAACAGAGGCAAGATCCGCAAGTCGCGCGCCAAGCACAGCAATGGATTCAACGTAATCCATGGTATGACGCAAACCTTGGTGATTCAGATAGCAAGATTGCAAAACGTGTTGATGAAATCATGGCTAATCAAGGCTGGAATCCTGCCGATAGTGATTATTGGGAAGAGTTTGATAGCCGTTTGCAAAAAGAATTACCTCATCGGTACAATAGTGACAATGATGACGATTCCCGTAGTGTCAGACGACCAAGGAATGTTGTGGGAAGTTCAGGAAGGGAAGCCTCAGCCGCATACGGTGGTTCTAATAGAACCCAATTTGTGCTTTCACCAGATCGGGTGAAAGCCATGAAGGATGCGGGTGCCTGGGACAACCCAGTTCGTAAAGCAAAGATGATTAAAAACTTCATTGCTTATGACAGACAGAACCGAAACAGCTAACCAAGGGGAATACATTATGGAATCACGTCTCAAAAAATCTTTAAACGCCAGTGGAAGACAAGACCGCTCGAACGGGGAGTCTTCTCATGAAGCGCCACAAGAAAAGTTCATTTCGACGCAGGAACGTAAAAAAATGTGGAGCGAAGAGTGGACGCAATCAGCATTGCCCAAGTTGCCCGAGATTGACGGGTGGCACCTTTGCTGGCTTTCAACAACCAACAGTTACGATAGCATCGATAAGCGGATTCGCTTAGGGTACGTTCCAGTTAAGTCTGAAGAGTTACCCGGAGATTATGCTGATTATCGCGTGAAGTCAGGTGAACATGTTGGCTATGTATCATGTAACGAAATGTTACTGTTTAAGATCCCAATGGATGTTTTTGTTGATGTTATGACTCATATGCATCACGACTTACCTCGTGAAGAAGCAGAAAAAGTCAAGATTCAAATGGAAAACGTACAAGGGGCTCGAGATAGCAACGGTCGTCCGCTGATCAGTGTTGAAGGTGAAGGGCTGGGCTCTATTGAACGGCAACCAAACAAAATGCCCGTATTTTCGGGCTAAATTTAGGAGAGATTTATGTCTACGACAAATGCTCCGTTTGGCTTGCGCCCTGCGTACCACCCATCCGGATTGGATCGCGCTCAGGCGTTAGCTGGCGGTATTACTTCAGGTTATGCAAATAACATCTTAAAAGGTCAACCCGTTGCTTATTCGGCATCGAACGGCGTGATCATCCCTCTGACAACCAACCCCGCATCAGGCTCAGCAGTTGCTTGGTCTGGCGCGTTTTCGGGCGTTGAGTGGACTGATACTACTGGTCGTCGTCGCGTATCAAACTACTGGCCTGCAAACACTGCCTATACTACAGGCTCATGTGTTGCTTATTTCTACAACGACCCAAACATCGTTTACGAAATTCAAGCTGATGGTTCGATGGCTCAAACCACGATCGGTAACGAGTACAACTTCACAAATGTCACCAATGGTTCTACTACCACAGGTCTGTCGCAAGCCACTTTAGGATCCGCTACTGCTGCTGGTAACAGTGTCCAAGGTCAGATGCGCGTGGTGAATTTAGCTCAAGGGGTGGACAATGCATGGGGTGATGCCTATACAGTTGTTCAAGTTGTTAACGCTCAGTCACAGTTCTTCGGATCTGTGACGGCAATTGCATAAGGGGCTAAAACATGGCTGCTCCAATGAGAAGTACTGACTTCCGTTCGATTGTTGAGCCAATTCTCAACGAATGTTTCGACGGTGTTTATGATCAACGCGCTGACGAATGGTCACGCGTTTTCCGCGAAGAAGATGGTATTCCAAGGAATTACCATGAAGAACCAGTCCTGTACGGATTTGGTGCCGCACCACAACTTCCTGACGGTACGCCAGTAACGTATCAGCAAGGTGGTGTTCTGTTCTTGCAACGTTACCTCTACAAAGTGTATGGCTTGGCCTTTGCACTGACTAAGGTTCTCGTTGAAGACGGCGACCATATTCGTTTGGGTCAGGTTTACGCACGTCACTTGGCACAGTCTTTGGTGGAAACCAAAGAATTGTTGTCAGCAAACGTGTTGAACTTCGCATTCAACAGTGCTTACCCAGGTGGTGATGGCGTGTCGCTGATTAGTACAGCGCACCCAATCGTCAACGGCACTTTCAGCAACCAGTTGGCTACTGCCGCGGTTCTGTCGCAAACATCGCTCGAGCAGATGTTGATTCAGATTCGTCAAGCTGTAGACAACAACGGTAAGAAAATCCGTTTGGTACCACGTCAATTGATCGTGGCTCCAGGCAACATTTTCCAAGCCGAAGTTTTGTTGAAATCAGTATTGCGTACTGGTAATGCAAACAACGACATCAACCCAATCAAATCTATCGGTTTGCTTGACGAGGGTGCTGCTGTTCTGTCACGTTTGACTTCATCGACCGCTTGGTGGGTTCAGACCGACGCTCCAGAAGGCTTTAAGCTACTGATGCGTCGTCGTCTTGAGAAAACCATGGAAGGTGACTTTGAGACTGACACAATGCGTTACAAGGCTACTGAGCGTTACGCTGTGGGCTTTACTGACCCACGCGCTGCTTACGGTACGCCTGGCGTGTAAGTAATAGGGTCGGCGTAAAAAACCGACCCTTTTTTAAATTGTTTTTTGTCAAACTTTTCAAGGAGCAGACAAAATGCCTTTATTTTCAGATGACCTGTTTTTAGGTTCAGGCGCAACCTATATGGGTACTGGTAACCAAGCCGCAACTTCGGTCGTTACAGGTACTATTTCAACTACAACTTTAACTGTCGCAACTGTTCAATCAGGCGATCCTTTGGTTGTCGGTCAATATATTTCAGGTTCTGGCGTAACTGCTAACAGTTACATCACCGCATTACTAGGACAAAATGCTAGTGGTTTAAATCAATATACTTTGTCGCAATCATCGACTGTTTCATCCGCAGTAACGATGTATGCATCAGGTAACGCATTGCTTGGCGATCCATCACCGATGTCTTTGGGTGTTGGCCCGTTAGGTCGCGTTTACATGTGGGATACGATTCCACAGACAAAACAAACGGCTAATATTGCCGCATCACAAACTCCTGCATCCGCAGGCAATCTGACATTAACAGCAGGCACTTCTGCCAAGTCTGTAGTTCGCACTGATGGTACGACAGTTATTCAATTGGATATTCCTCGTGCTCTTAGCATCACAACTGGTACTGCAGCCGCTGCAACATTAGCAGGTGTTGCTATTACTGGCACTGGTGGTCAGATTTCTTACACCTCACAAACTGGTTTAGTGTCAGGTCAATATTTGACAATTTCTGGTACTTTGGGTGGCACGGGAACAATCACTGGATATTCAAACCCAACGACCTATATTCTGACGGCAGTTACAGCTACCACAGCTACTCTGACCACCACAGCAGGAGCAGCGGTTGTGACCACGGCAGGCACACCAACTGGTTTGACTTACACATTAGGTGTAGCTCCTCAGACAGCAACTATCAGTGGTTACGATTACTACGGTCAAGCAATGACTCAAGCAATTACCACTAGTTCTGCTGTATCTACTGCGGTTAATACAACCAAAGCGTTTTACCAAATCACCTCAATCGCTATTGGTGGTGCTACAGGTACAGCCTTGACTGTAGGTACAACTGATGTGCTTGGTTTGCCTGTTCGTGCAATTGATGGTGCCTATATCGTTAATGCAGGTTGGAACAACACAGCAGGTTACGACGCAGGTACATGGGTTAAAGCAGATATGACTAACCCTGCAACATCGTCAACAGGTGATGTTCGAGGCACTTATATCCCATCTAGTGCTACTGATGGAACCAAACGATTGGTAATGGCGATTGCCATTCCTGCTATTGGTTCTGGCCCCAACTCTACGCGCCAAGGCACTCTTGGCGTGAACCAAGCTTAATAGGAGGGCATCATGTCTGAATTTAAACCGATGGTAAAGATGTACACGGATGAGCCCGGTGTAAGCTTGAAGCTAAAAAAGGGCGGCAAAGTAAAACATCATGCAAAAGGTGGTCACGAAAGTGGTCACAAGCCGATGGAAATGCATCACATGCATGGCGCGCATCACGCTTTTGAATCAGAAGCTGGTAGCAGCCCTAAAAAGCCATCCATGATGCATCGTATGAAAGCGATGAACCCCAACCTGTATGCTAAGGGTGGAAAAGTTGCTCACAAAGGTATGGGTGGTGCAATGCCTGGCATGACAGGTGTTGGTGAAGGTATGCCTACGGTTAATCGCGCAATGAGTCCTGCTGCGATTGCTAATATGGCACCTGCGAAGCAAGCCATGCGCGCCGCAATGGTTAAAAAAGCCTTGTTGGGCATGAAAAAAGGTGGATCTGCTGACCACAAGATGATCGAGAAGCTTGAAAAAGAACTTCATCATCATGAGTCAATGAAGGATAGTGAGCATGGCGGTATGGCTCATAAAGCTCATGGTGGTCGTATGCACCATGAGCACATGGCGCACGGCGGTAAAGTCCATCGCATTTCTGGTCATCCAGAGGGTTCGTTGGAACATCACAAGCATATGGCTAAACACCACGCTAAGATGCACAAAGAAGGTGGTTCAGCACATCACAAAAAAATGTGTGAGCATCACAAGGCAATGTGCAAAGGTGGTCATTACGCCAGCGGTGGTGAAATTGATTCAGATATGACCAAAACAACAGTCAAGAAAAGTGTTGCGCCCTATGTTCACATGATGAATGATGGCGAACACATGGATCACACCAGTGGCAAAACCGGAAAAGTTAATCTTGGCAACAAAGGTGGCTATAAGCATGGTGGAAAAGCTAAACATCACTATGCTGCAGGTGGTCGCGCTACTGGTAGCTCAATTCCTAGTGAAACCAACGAAAGTGAAACCCGCGGTAAAAGCGAAATGGGTGGCACGATTGAAGGTAATGAACACTATTACGAAAACACCGACATGCACAGCGCACGTCCGTTCAGCGGCTCAAGAGCCACTGGTGGCGTGTCAATGAGCAATGCAGGTGGTTTTAAACATGGTGGCAAAGCCAAGATGCACCACAAAGCAGATGGTGGCGCAATCGATAAGTATGACACCCGCAATACTGTTGAAGGTGGCAATTGGGAAAATCGTCCTGCTAATTCCACGCCAAAAGGCAAATCACATACCACCACTGGTATTGTGAAACTTGCTAATGCTGGCGGTTATAAGCATGGGGGTAAAACCTCAAAAAAAGCCTACGCCACGGGGGGGAATGTTAATGACATGGGCAAATCTGTAAAGATGCCTATGCGCGTTAAACACCCACCTGTGGCAAATACCTTGCAATCTGGAACTTACAAACGTGGTGGAAACGTTCACCACTTTAGTGAGGGAGATGGCGTAGGTAGTATGAAAAGGCAACCTAAAGAGCCTGAGTATTCAACAGAGCAATTGAACCGTGCGTATCAAGGTCACTACGATCGTGAAAAGGCTGAAAACTTAGCTGATTCAAAAATGGTAGACGACGCTTTGATGTATGTTCCAAGAAAGGTAATGCAAGGTGTGGATTACTTGAAAGAGAAAATTAGAGGCACACCTTCAGTACCTGCTCGTCGACGTGGTGGTTCAATGAAGTAATAATAGGTCAGGGGGGCTACGGCTCCCCTCCTTTCAAAGGAAAGAATAATGTCAGAATTGTCCGTTTATACAGGCCCGACATCCAACTCGGATAATCAGTTACGAATTCAACAAGCGCAACGCTCTGCAGCGTATGATCCTGTTGATAAGTTGCGGGTGTCTACTCCACAATCGCTGATTGACACCGACTTTGAGTACGGCCAACAGCCGAGCAAGTGGGAGCAGCTCGACCTTGAGAACAATCGTCAGTCCTGCTGGTACAACCAAAATGCACCTATCCCCGTTACAGCTATTACAGGCAACGGCACGACCACGGTAGTAGTTTCAACAACCGCCACGGTTGCTATTGGAACTCCTGTGTTCTTAGAGGATTGCCTGGATACCAACGCAAACGGCTGGTGGTATGTCACGGCCTCTACAGGTGGTACTTCGTTTACGATTGTCACCACCAACGTGGTCGCTACGGGTAACCAATACAACGCTACTGCTACTTACGTTTACGCAGGGTATTTTTATACCAATGCGGGTTTTGCGGTTGCGGCTGCAAGCACTACAGCGATTGTGACTAGCGGCACTGCAATTACAGTCAATACTGCATTTCCACATGGTCTCTCTGCAGGTTCTTTGGTTTTCATTGTTGGCACAACAGGCGGCACGGGTGTCAATGGTGCTTGGGTAGTTGCAACCGTCCCAACCTCAACACAATTTACAATTGCGACAACAGGCGCGTCTGGAACCGTTACCACTTCGGGTTCAAGCGGTAACGTACAAACTAACGTTTATGCACGTCCATCTGGTTATGTTGAAACTCGAGCTTATGATGGCTCGGTCAACTTTACTGCTGGTTCTGCGGTACCAAATCAGCAAATGATGCGCCAGACTCGTCGTTACTTCCGATATCAATCGGGTAAAGGCATCCAGTTCTCGACAGGTTCAATCATGAAGCCGCAATTATTTGTGACTTCGGTGACCTCGAGCGGCGCTACGGTGACGGTGACCACGAGGTGGCCTCACAACATGTCGGTCAACGCTTACATTCAAGTATCGAATGCAACGGTATCGACCTATAACGGTATTTTCAAAATTGCATCAGTACCGTCAACTACCACGCTGACTTACACGACATTCAATAGCGTCGTTCCAGCCTCTAGCCCTGCTGTTGCGGTCAATAATTTGCCAGTTAAAGTTAGTCCTTACTCATGGTATGGCTCTAGCAACAAAATTGGTTTTTATGACAGTCAAAACGGTTTGTTTTTTCAGTTTGACGGTCAAACCTTGTATGCCGTATGGCGTAACAGCACAAATCAGTTAAGCGGAACGGTATCGGTTACACAAGGTTCGGCAACTGTAACTGGCACAGGTACTACATTTAGTTCGCAAGTTGTTCCCGGCGATTACATTGTGATTCGTGGTCAATCCTATCGAGTCTTGAGTATTGCCAGCGATACAACCATGTACATTTGCCCAGAATATCGTGGCGTGACTATTGCTAACGCATTGGTATCCAAAACAATTGATTTAAAAGTTCCACAATCAGCATGGTACGACGTATGCGATGGATCAAATAGCGCATCGAATCCATCAGGGTATAACCTTGATTTGACCAAGATTCAGATGTGGTACATCGATTATTCTTGGTACGGTGCGGGTGTGGCTAGATTCGGTTTCCGTGGCACCAACGGCGCGATTACTTATGTGTATTCATTCCAGAATAACAACATTCAGTATGCTGCCTACATGCGCTCGGGCAACCTGCCATCTCGTTATGAGTCAAATGGTCAGGGTGCGATTACCAATTTATACGCCTCAATCACAAGTGGCGTCACTACGATTCCAGTAGTCAGCTCGGCTGGGTTTAACCCTGCAGGCGGTACGCTCAAGGTTACCGCAGCGGCGAGTGGTGGAGCAATTGAGTACATTACCTACACAGGCATTACCACGGCAGCGCAGTCGGGTTTGGCATACGACCAGTTCACAGGTTGCACTCGTGGCGCAACGGGCGGCGGTGTTGCTTCGGCATTTACCGCGGCATTCCCAGCTTCTAATGCTATTCCACCAGTGTCAATTGAGTACGCTCCGCCTGATTCAGTAGCGGTTATCTCGCATTGGGGCTCTTCGGTTGTGATGGACGGGGGGTTTAGTCAAGACGTATCGCTGATTTATAACTACGGTACAACTTCTGCTGTAAGCGTCCCTGGAAATTCCACAGTGCCTATCTTGGCAATTCGCGTAGCGCCTTCGGTTGATAACGGTCAAACGGGCATACTCGGAAGCAAAGAAGT